AACCCCAGCATCACCATGATCTTCGTCACCCTCGCTCGAATACCCGCTCAAACCGGCATCTTTAACGCGTAGGTACATCTGTTTGAACGTATTATATGCCCCAGCGTCTTCGACCATACCATCTGGCACGATCTTCGGCATGAGGAATTTCTGACCGGCCTTGCTGGTGGTCGATGTCGACTCCAGACGGAACTTGTACGCAAACGTCGGCAAGCTCGACTTTGCGTGCAGCTGCTGGACGAAGGCACGACCGACAGGGTAGGCGGATTTCGAGAACGAGAAGATGCCAAAGACATCTGGCCCGTGCTCAGGCAGTGCAAAGAGCACTTCGTAGGACTGCTTAGCGGGCGGGGGATTTTTATCGTCCCATTTCGCCAGCTTCGACTCCGCGACAGAGCCCTTGGTGTCCCAGACGACCTTATCGCGACCAACAGTTACTTCGAACTTGGTGTGCGACGGATCCCAGATCCATACACCCTTGTCGTTCTTGCGGCCACGAGCGAGAACCACACCGTTGCCCGGTGTCGGATCCCAGAGCGTCCAAGCCATATCCACGAAAATCGGCACGACGACGATGGACGAGCCAAGGTCTTCGTTACGAGATTTGTGGTAGAAATGCCCCGGTTTGGCCAGACCCTCTTCAACTGGCTTCGACAGAGGCTGCATGAGAGCAATGCGCGGCGGTGACAGGTCCGACAGTTCGACACGGTCGAGACCCATACCCGCATCACCCTGCATGAACTCAGGCACGGCGATCACGTTGCTATTTTCATCGACTTTTTTGAGAGCGTTTTTAGACATGGTAGCTTTCCTGCATTGACGGGGTGTTGAAATGCACCCTACACGTCCCCGTGAGCCGTGGAGGGAATCTTCTTAGCAACCGCCCGGACAGAATACTTGGGCAGCCGCGTGATAGTGAAAACGTCGTCCGGCGGTAGTGGCCGGTTCTCGTTATCGATCGACTTCACCGTGGCCTTGAGCGTCGACGAGTTCACGGTCGAAGTGATGATATCGCCGTATCCGTTCTTCGAGAGCCAATCGTACGCTTCGTCTCTCTTCTCTTTCGGGATCGACACCGACAGATCGTCCGTCTTGGTGATAGTGAATCCGTTCAGAGTGACGACGCGGTCGGTCGACGCGTTGAAGAACAGGTCGGGCAAAATCCGCATTTGGTAGTGATTTTTAACATGATATACCCGAATCCGCAGACGCTCGATCGCGTCTTCAAGATCCGCCACATCTTTGTAATGGGTCGCTGCCGGTGCAAGCACGTCGCGTGGTCCGACGCCCTCCAAGGTCTCGACGAGGGCATCTGCGCGGTTAAGCGCCTTATATACCTCATCAATTACCAACTGGGCTTCCCGAAGCTCCGCGATGTCAGGAGGAAGGTTCGTCTCAGTCATCGTACACCTCCTCACCATAATAATCGGCGAGATCCGGGCGCATTTCTAACTGGCTAATACGCGTCACTACATACCTACCGGCACGGGTGTTGTATCGAGCGAAATAGAAGCCTTCGGCGATATCGGAGATGTACGCGATCATCATAACCAAGACCACCGGGTCGCCAGAATCTATGATGACGTCTTGCTCATGGTCGAAGATGTCCATGCTCAATGCGACTTGTCGAGCGATTTCGCCCTTGTCTTCCATCGAAGCGTCGTATACCGGGCTCTTCGACGCGAAATAGATCGAGTCAGCCATATCGAGTGCTGGGCTCAAATCGTACTTCGGCGAATTATTAGGTGCGAAAGCTCGCTTGAACCTATGTTTCATGTTTTGGTTTCTCCTGCGATCACTAGACCACATTTGAGATGATTTGTCAATTGATGACACGGAATATTAGAAATCGATGCTATCATCGATGTCAACGATGCCGGTCATCGTCGGCTTGGTGTCTTCTGCCAACGTGTATTTAAGTGACAAAAACGATTTGCCAGCTTTAGACGTGTTTTTCCACGCGGCGATTTTGTAATCGTCGCCATTGATATTAGCGCTGCCGGTGTAGTCAGGTTGTTTTGGCTTTTGCTTGTACTCGTTGCGGAAAAGCACACCGGTATTAGTATTATCGTAGTCGCTCATTTGGTCTTACCTCTTTCCATTAGCTGCACTACCGCTAGCCAATCATAAACGTCTTCTTCCATCCACACGTAGCTTGGCTGTTGAATGCGCCCTCTGTACTCGCAGAACATGCGCCACAACTCGGGATTGCACTCTGAGCACGGCTCGTCGCGCGGGTATTTGGGAAATAGCCTCATCATAGCTTCAAGTGTAGGGCGATTTTCGTCCATGAAGCCGAATTCAAGCTGTTCAGCCATTATTGTCTCCGGTGGCCATATTAGCGGATAAGCTCGCGACGATCGCCTCGCGCTCTTCGCTCGTGATTTTGGGGCGCACTAAAAAGGCAGGTACCGGATCCTCGGTCAATTCACCAAAGCCTTTTTCTTTCGGGTACCCGTTTTGTATACGAGTAACCAGATCATCGAACCGCGTAGTGAGCAAGGCTACATAAGCGTCGGCTTCGCGGGCTTGCTTGTCGAAGAAGAGCTGCGCTTCTTTTTTGATCGCTTGCAAGTCCTCGACGAGGAGATGCTCGGTGCGTTGCTGTTCGTTAGCGAGCTGGTTGATGATAGCGTCAAGGTTTCTCATTGGATCGTCTCTCCGTTTGCGTTTTCTTCGTCGGGGTGAATCTTTAATCCGCACGTCCGTTGCACTTGCATGCCGAACAGATTGAGTGTGGATTCGAATTCGTCGGGATCTTTAAGCTTAGTCGACAAAAACGTTGCGAACATGTCGACGAAGTTCACGTACTTCAGATCTTCGAGCATTGCGTTTGGCATGCGCAGGTTAAGCAAGCCTCCTCTCACGCAAGAATCGCATGATTCGACGATGGTGAAGACGTCGGTGTCGCACCGTCCGTCCTCTTCGATCGCCCAAGCGACTTCGTTCGGGTCGAGCGTCGTCATTTTGACGAGCGTCTGCATGTTAACGCCAGCGGCGATGATGACGTCGAGCCCGGTGGGGCGCTTGATGTAGATGTCGAAAAGCGTCATTGTGTCCTCCCCTCACAAGCCGAACTTACCGGCGCAGATCGGACCGATGCCACGCTTGATGGATTCCTCATTCGTCAGCTCCGCCCCGCAAATCGAGCAATTGCCCGTCCGGCGAGCGTACGCAATCGCCGCAGAAGTGGGGTCTTGCATGATTTCGATGACGCGGGTCTTAGTTGCAGTGTCGCAATCGTACGAGGAGAAGAACTGACCGGCGACCACTTTACCGAGATAAGTATCACCTGATTTGACATAGAGCGCTCCGGGGTTTTTGCCAGACGATGGTGCGAGCGAGACGGAGAAGCCTTCGAAGCGCATCTTCGGGCGCTTGAGGCCGTTCGATAGCGCCTTATCAAAGGCGGCGTTGAGAGCGTCCGTGTTGACAGACGGTGCCGGTGCGGGATTGGCCTTCGCGGCTGCACGCTGCGCGGATTTCTCCATGCAGTTCTTCACTGCGGCCATCTGGCGCTCAGTGAGCGAGCCCCACTTGGACACGGCGATAATCATCGACTGCGCGAATTCGAACTTCGGTGCGCTCTCGATCATCCACTTGTATTCAGCCGGATTGCTCGCTGCGAAGTTCTCGACGTTGATCACTGCGGGATCGAATTTGCGGGCCATGGCGGTCATCTCTTTGTCTCCGTTTGCGTTTTGGTTTCGCGATCTCATCGATCGTATGCGTACTTAAACATGTTCGAGAAAGCGTGTCAATATACTACGCTGGCTTGCTCTTTTCGAAGATCGGATCCGCGATCGCCATGGCTTCGTCAAGATCACGCAGCAAGCACATAGCGTCGTTTGGCATCGGCACGCCATCATCACCATCGATCACGTCCTCATAGGGCGCAGCGAATTCGATCGCCATGCAGAGCGCATTAAGGATCGTGCCGAGCTGGTCGCGCGTCATGGTAATCGTCGTTTCGCGGTTCTTCTTGAAGAAGAGGGCGATTTCTGCGGTGGTCATTGCTTGGGTCATTGTCGTATCTCCGTTTGCGTTTTGGTTTAGGGTCTATTAGTCCAGCGTACCGGCTGTCTTGTAGATGTGGTTGATCATTTCTTGCGCCGTCATTTCGCGGTGCTCGACGTGGATCGGCTCGTTCGATTCGTCGCGGGCGTTGATCGACTCGATATAGGCGGTGAGTTCGTCTTGCTTGGCTTGGTACTCGACCGAGAAGCGTTCGTGCTTGGCATTGTTCCATGCCGCCTTGAGGCAGAGGCCCCAACGTTCGCGCTTGGTGACGATCCACTTCGAGAACAGACCTTCGGCCATCAGCTCGCGGGCGTGGGCCATGATGTTGGCGCGGTTGAAGCCTTTGCCGAGGGTGAAGAGAGCGTTTGCCATTTCTAGTCTCCGTTTGTGTTTACGTTTCGAATCAGTAATGCATTAGAACACGTCGCAAGAGGCGTGTCAATATACTACATTTAACGAGGCTTGTAATGTAAAAACACGACCACGAAGAACATCCACAGAGTAATGACCGTGATGGTCGTAGTGATAGCGTCGACCATACCGATCGTTAGGTGCTTGCGTATGAACTGCAGCATCTTTTGCCTCTTTCTCCGCAGGAAGCCCTTGGTATCGGGGTCGTATATCATTGTATAGTTACCGATTCATTCTGGGCTTCATACTGCGCGTGAATCTGGATGATGTCTTCGCATTCTTGGACTATCTCTTGCACATAATTCACGAACTCATCATCGTACTTCAAAAAGGCCCCATCATTATCGACCCTTTCTAGTATTCCGCACAACTTGTTGATCAGATCTATCGCTATATTCATCTGACCATTTTTGTTCTTAATCATCAGGTCGTATGTTTCAATTAGTGCCTGTAGACTGTCGATTTTTTGCACTAGCGCGTTCCTTTTTTGCGATTTCCATCAGCTCTTCGAATGAGCGGGCTTGCGTCGGCTCCCACTGCGCACACAGAGCGCCCATCCAGCTCCCCAAATTGCGAACACAGTGACAGTTGTCACCAAGTCTACATTTGCCATAATTGTTTCGGAAGTAATCATCAGGTAGACCCGCTTTCATCGTCCAATTCGCCCGGTAAAAATCATCCACGCACCTTTTAGCATTAATATGCAGCAGGCCCATAACACGATAATCATGGGAGCAAATACGATCCATATTACCCATTCGGGGGCGTTGTCGCTACACATCACTTCCCCTCCCCAAGCGCGGCGCTCAACTTTTCAAACTCTTGTCTTAACTTCAAAAATATATCGTGGAGAGTTAGCAAGTAATCTGAGAACGCTTCAACAGCTTCTTGTGACGCCTCAAGTTGCTCCATCAATTTTTCTTTTTCCATCACTTCCCCTCCCCAAGCGCGGCGCGGGCGTATTCAATCACGCAATCTTCGCATCCGTCATACATCCATGCGCCGTGTCTGCACTTGTCATGCTTTGAATGAACTCCGTCAGAGCGATAGATGATTGCGTGGTCTCTTGGCGCATCACCGTCTGCAATAACCCGCAGCGCCTCACGCAATCGCGCTATTTCGTCGTCGGCATCTTCAATCATCGCGCAGACGCAAATTTTTGATGTGTTGCAAGAGTGTTTACAACCATCCCGTTCTATAGCTGCTCTGTAATCGCTCATTCCTTCCCCTCCCCAAGCGCGGCGCAAGATAATGGCGCGGCAAATGTGACTTTTTCCATTTCTCCATCAATACAAATGTAATCTACTCTCATCATATACATTGGCCGTAGTGTTTTTGGATGAACAAATGTTCCGACAGGTTCATAGTTCTTGTCTTTTATGTATGTATTCACTTCATCGTCGTTTTCTAACACATGCCAAATCTCCATCACTTCCCCTCCCCAAGCGCGACACTGGCGATCCTGTGAAAGCTCTCAAGGTCTTCCGGGTTCTCAATCATGTAACGCAACGCCTCACGCAGCCGCGCTATTTCGTCGTTAGCAGCAAATTGTAATTGCCCAATTAAATCATCGTCAGCTTCCATTCTAATGGTTGCCTTATACAAATCTAACCGTAATTGTTCTATTTCCGTTTCAAGGCCGACTATCATTTCGTTTGCCTCGCCGGAAATAATCCAACGCTCTTTTGCAGAGCGCCATTGTTCAAGAATGTCAGTCATTTGAATCAGCCCCTCGCATTACGGTCACGGCGGCGTTTAATCTCGCCAATGATGTCTTCGATGATAGCGGTTTGGTTCCCCGGCTTCCCAAGGACCGCTTGGGTCAAGGGTTCAGCCAAGACCCCCGTTATTGCACTCAAAGCATCATCATATGCCTCGCGAGCCGTCATTGGCTTAGGCAATGCTTTCTCTATCTGCGACAGTCGGTAGGATAAGTTCTCCAACACCGATTGCATTCCGTGCATTCGCTCGTTTAATTGGTCATGTGTCATTGTAAGTACCCTTTTCAAGTTCGATGTTGCTAGTGCGAAGATAGAAGCATTGCCACCCTTTGGTGATATGGTATCCGACGAACTCCACATAGGGCAGGTCCTCGGTGTCCGTCAGATAAACCCGATGGGTGCGGGCATTGTTGTAGTTTACGAACTTTTTGCCGTTGACATCGAACAGTATGTATCCGCGCAGCAGCGCTTCGACGCTCTTGTTCACTTCTTGTCCTCCAAAATAGACACTTTCGGTAGAGTGACGGTCTTGGGTCTCGTCGACTGGTTGCGACCGAATCCACCACTCATGCTCTTAAGCATCCAACGCTTGCGGTGTTCCGGGTCGCTTGCGCGACGGTCCTTCGATTCTTTGTTGATGCGCTTCATGGTGATGAAAAATGCCTCTTTATCTCGGTCCATATCAGAAGTCCACTGTATCGTTGGCGTCAGCGATGATCTGCGTCGGCGACTTGCCGTCCTGACCGAACGGGTACTCGGCCAAAGTGAACAGATCCGAATCCGTCATGTCTGCGTAGTGCATCGCCACGCTGGTCTTGATGTAGATGTATTTGCTCTTCTGGATGCCGTTCTTTTTGCGATGGACCTTCTTGTGGTAGGGATCGAAGCCCAACTGCTTCAACGCTAGCTTAATCGGATAATTGGCATGGGACGGTGCGATACGCGACACATCGCGAGCGTTGTCTGGGTACTTCTCGCGCAGACGATCGTATATCGGTGGCATAGACACCACATCGCCCAAGTTCTCCTCGACGAGGAAGTCTCTGATCACTGCCACCAAATTCTCGGCCTTGGTCATCGTCGCCTCGACCATCTCGGTCTTGGCGGCAGTCTTGGGCGGGCGAGCCTTCACATTGAACTTCGACACGTCTCTTTTGAGCAGATAGTCGTAGACGTGGCTCTGATTCTCGGGGTCCATCACCCACTCGGCGAACGAGTAGTAGTAGTCGGGATCCATAGGTGCTTTGTCCGACCAGATGATGAAGTACCGCCGGTCCTCTGCCGCCATACTCACCGCGTCTTTGTGGTTCGTCAGCATGATCGTGGCGCAAATGTTCGGGGTCGCGTAGCGAGACACGCCCTTCTCGTTCACCATGATTTCGTCCGGCGGTGCCGATAGGAGAGGCTTCAACTGGTTAGACAGTTCGCGCCGGGAGCCCGACCAGATCTCCTGCACGATGATAAGGTGCTTGTTGACCAGCCATTCGTTGAACTGCGAGGCGAGAGAATCCGCGCCGATTTCGGACACGTTGTGCTTGCCAAAGGCTGCTCTGACCGGCAAAAGCCAGAGGTCCTTGCCGACGCCTTCGTAGCGGCTACCCATGAGAATGGCGTGGCCGGGTTTAATCGAGGGCCTTTGCAGAGTGTGGGCGATCCAGTCGAGCATATGGTTCACTTCGTCTTCGGAGTAGAAGTGCATGATATGCTGGATCCAAGGCTGCACGTCGCCGGACTTGGGGTTCAACTCCGACGGTCGCCACATGTTGATCGAGTCTTCGACGATCGCCGGTTTGCCCGGAAGATAAGTCATCGACTTTTTAATCGAGGCGTTGGGCCATTGCACGTAGACGGAAGTGGCTCTGCGCACTTGGCGGGCCATCACTGCGTCGAAACGCTCCTTGTCGAAGACATCCTTCGTCACGACATTGACCATACGGTTAACGTTGGTGACGTAATGCCAGTCGGCGAAGAGGTCGGTCAGATCTTCGTCGTCGATGTCGCCGTCCGATGGTCGGATCTGCTTTTTGTCGAAGCCCTTGCGGAAAGCGGATTCCACCATCTCGGGGATCTGGCGCAGAGTGTCGCCTTGGTACTCGGGTGGGAAAAGAAGCTCTACCGCCCGGATGATACGCTCAGCGTCCAGTCCTCGGGCCACGAGAGCGCCACAGAGAGACAGTGTGGCATAGTGGGTGCCTTCACCGGCAATCAGGTTGTCGACGGTCGCTCCGTCCACGTCGAGGCCAACGATCGTCTGGATGATACGCAGGTCTTTAGATGTGAGTGGTGGCAATTGCGGCAGAGCCGTCAGCAAAGGCACGCCGACCCATTTGTAACGGTCGCCGGTCTTGCGGTGGATCGATGGTGGGATGAAGGTGAAGCGACCCACAGAGAGGTATTCGACTGCTGGCGAGTTGCGTCCGGGGATCATCAGATTCACCGACTTCTTCATGTCCTTGTCATTACGATCGACACGGTAGAAGAGGCCGATACCCTTGGACCCAAAGCGGGCGCAGGGAGTAGGAAAAAGGGACTGAATGGATTTCACGAGACCGGGGTGATCGACATCTATGCAGACCAGTCGATGATCGGCGTCGTAGGTCTTGCCCATGGCTAACCCAAATGCCTGAGGTACCCTATTGGAGTTTACCCAACTATCTATCTCGGTTTTACTCGGGATGTTGTTAGCATACTTTTGGTGACCCTGCGGAGGGGTGATCTGGTTTCCTGAAATATATACAGGAAAGGCTGAGAGATTCTGCTCAGCATATCGCTTGTAGTCTGCGAATTTGTCGTTTTCGGTGAGTCCGGGGTCTTTCAGAAGACTTTCGACGGGCATTTCAAGTATCTCTCAGGTGGTGGGACGGTCCGCGTTGGGGTAACAAAGCATACCGCAAGAGTGGCGTCAACTACTACTATATTGCTTGTCATGGAAGGCAATATAGTAGTTATCGATTTTCTATCGTTACCGGTTATCCTAACTTTTTTTCTTTTTTATAAAAATAAAATAGAAGAAGAGTAGTATTAGAAAAGTAGTGTTGTAAGCGGTGTTGTAGAAGAAGAGACTACTACTACTATATCCGACGGAGGGAAAGGAAACGCAAAATTGTGAGAGTAGCCAACCGGGGTAACCGGCGGCTACTCTCATGTTCATTACGCGGCCTTCTTCTCTTTGGCCACCGGGCGCAGCACGATCTTGCCATTATAGCGGACCGGCGATGTAGCGAGCATCCGGCGAACCTTATTGGCGAGATCCATGCGGAGCATGCCGTTGTTCAGCGTCAGGTACTTCGGAGCGAAGATGTTATTCTCATTGGCGAAAGCGATGAGGGCATCGCGATCAAGGCGCAGTACTTTGCGGTTGACCGTACGCTGCGTGCCTTTCTTGGTAGTTACCGTGCGAGTGACGACGGTCTTGCTCATGAAGGTAGCGCTCATCCAGCGATCGATAGCGTCGTTGCAGCCTTGGCCGGTGCCGCCTTCAGCGCGCTTTTCGGCGTACTTGGCCTTGTACTTGGACGCGATAGCCGACGCGGGCTTTTCTTCCTCGTCGTCTTCGAGCATCTCGACCACGTCCATAGTGGCAGTGTCTTCATCGACGATGTCGTCCTCGACCTTCTTGGACGCTTTCTTGGCCTTTGTGGGCTTGGCAGCTATCTTAGTGGCTTCGATCTCGTCCGTGGCTCCGTAGTACGCGTCGAGGAACTTTTGCGTCAGAAACAAGCGACGACCTTCAGGAGTCGCGAAGTCGTTCGGCTGTGCAGTACCCTTGAGGCCACCGATTTCTTGTACCCAGCCATTTTTCATCATAGTACGAAGAGATGCGATGTACGAGCGACTGGACGAAATACCTGACGTTTCGAAGGATGGGATGATATTTGCGTTGCCGTAAGCCTTCGAGACGATGACGGCGGCGGTGTCGTTGAGCTTGATGTTGGTCATTTTCGTGTATCCTATGTTTCGGTTTGCGTTTTGTAGGCGAATCGATGGCGCAAAATAACATGTGGTGAATAAGGCGTCAATGTTTGACGTTTAGAACGATTATGCTTTTAACGCAAATCAAGTATGCAAGAAACGCAAGTCTTGTCTGAAAGAGAATGGCTGTGGTATTCTAGACTAGAGAGGGAATTAATAAATGCCTATTCTTAGTAACGCACGTCACGAGGCGTTCGCGCTTGCTATTGCGAGAGGCGACGGGGTGTCTGAGACATATGCTGCGCTTTATCCGGGCGAACGCAACGCCACAACGCTTTACGGCAAAGCGAACAAGCTTCACGCTCGTCCCGAAGTGCGGGAGCGAATCGCCGAGATCAAGTCTCAGTTTGCTACTCGCACCACTATCACTGCTCAGCGTGTATTGGAAGAGCTAGCCAAAATTGGCTTTGCGAACTATTCCGATTTTCTGACCATCGACGATACCGGTCGCACCAATGTCGACGTGTCGAAGCTCAGCAAAGACCAAATGGCGGCGATTGCCGAGATGCAGATAGATACTGCTCCTGATGGGAAGCAGCGCGTCAAGGTCAAGCTGCACGACAAGCGGGGAGCGCTTCTCGATATCGGCAAGCATCTCGGCATGTTCCGCGAGAAGATCGAGGTGTCGGGGCCGAATGGCGGCGCTATCGAGACGAAATCGATGGTCGAAGTGTCGCTTCTCGACAAAGAGGAGCGGAATATGCTCAAGGCGATGCTTCTGGCTATCGCTGAGCGGAAGGCTGAACGCGAAGCCGAGCGTAATTCCGTGCGGGTGATCGAATACGAGGAGCAGGAATGAGCGCCGCTCTTCTGCGCAAAATCGGAGTCTTCAGCGACGAGGACATCGAGAAGATCGATATCAACGAGGCTGTGTTCGAAATCGACAAGGCAGACGCAGAGGAATCGCTCGTCGAATTCGTCCGGCAAGCGTGGCATGTCATCGAGCCCGGTCAGCCTTACGTCCACGGGTGGCATGTCGATTTCATCGCCAAGCACCTCGAAGCCATCACCGACGAGACCGTGATCGACGACGAGTATTACAATCGTCTGCTCATCAACATTCCACCGGGCACGATGAAGTCGCTGCTCACCAACGTGTTCTGGCCCGCTTGGGAATGGGGGCCACGCAACATGCCGCACCTGCGCTACATTTGTGCGGCGCACAAGGTCGAGAACCTGTCTGCTCGCGATTCGCGGCGTATGCGGCAGCTCGTGACCTCCGACTGGTACCAGAAGCGGTGGGGCGATCGGGTGTCGCTGTCTCGTGACCAGAACGAGAAGATGAACTTCACGAACAACGCGTCCGGCTTCCGTATCGCTACCGCCATCACTTCGCTCACCGGCCTTCGTGGCGACCGGGTGATCATCGACGATCCGCACTCGGTGGATTCGGCGATGTCCGATACTCAGCGCCAATCGGAAATCGACACTTTCCTCGAAGCCATTCCGACCCGCCTCAACGATCCGATCAAGTCGGCCATCATCGTCATCATGCAGCGCCTCCACGAGGAGGATGTGTCGGGCGTCATCTTGGACAAGCAGCTTGGCTACGACCATATCATGCTGCCTATGCGCTACGACCCGATGCGGGCCATGCCGACCAAGCTTGGTTATGAAGACCCGCGCCAAGAGGAGGGCGAACTCTTATTCCCGGCACGATTCCCGAAGGAGGTCGTCGACCGCGACGAGGCGGTGATGGGACCGTACGCCACTGCCGGTCAGTTCCAGCAAGAGCCGCAGCCTCGCGGTGGTGGCGTCATCAAGCGCGAATGGTGGCAGCTATGGGAGCACGAGGCATTCCCGCCACTCGACTATGTGATCGCATCGTTAGATACCGCCTACACCGCCAAGCAGGAGAACGACCCGTCCGCCTTGACGATCTGGGGCATCTTCTCGCAGGACGTGACAGCCCAAGCCACCAAGATGCAGAGCGCCGATGGCAACGTCTACCATATCGAGCGATCGTATGTGGTGCAGCATCCCAAGGCGATCATGCTCCACGCTTGGCAGGGGCGCTACGAACTGCACGAATTGATTGAGCGGGTGCTCCGGTCGGCCAAGCAATTCAAGATCGACAAGCTGCTGATCGAAAACAAGGCCGCCGGTATAAGCGTGTCGCAGGAGATCCGGCGAATCTATTCGAACGCCGATTTTGCGGTGCAGCTCATGGACACCGGCAACCAAGACAAGCTGGCGCGGCTCTATTCGGTGCAGCATCTCTTCAGCGAGGGCCTGATATTCGCGCCGGATCGTGGCTGGGCCGACATGGTCATCGACCAGTGCACAGTCTTCCCTAAGGGCAAGCATGACGACTTGGTCGACACCGTCAGCCAAGCCATGCGGTATCTCCGCACCACGGGGCTGCTGCAGCGCAGTCAAGAGGTCCAATACGAGACCGAGCAGGACATGCGCAAGATCGGTGGTTCGCTGCCGCCTTTGTATCCGATCTGATTGACTTCCGGGCGGTGTTGCATTACAATCACCGAGCGCGCAATATTTCCGAAGGGCAGTCTCGTGGTTCTGGCCCAAGCTGTGGTCGACGAGGTTCGACCCGCCACTCAGAATGGCTTAGGGTTATTCCAAGTAGAAGTGTGGGGCAAGCCGCCTCACGACTTTGCCCGTATTTATCAGATTCAGGCTAAGAGCGAAGACGTCGCAGCGAGGCAGGGCATCGACCGTTTCGTTGCCGAGATCGAATCGCAACCTAAGGACAGCTAATATGGCTTTGACGCCCGGACTAGTTCCCAATTTGCGGTTAGTCGAGGACGAGGCTCCTAAGCCTGATCTGGAAGACGTGTCTATCGAATTCGACGAAGGCCAAGACAAGCCCGACGTCGACGATAACGGCAACATTCTGAGCATTGAGCACCCGGACGGTTCGATCACGATTTCGCTCGACGGCAAGCCGGTGCAAGAGGCCGAGCGGAGCGAGAAGGATCGCAGCAATTGGTTCCGCAATTTGGTCGACGACATCGATCAGCTGGAACTTAACCGCATCGCCATGGATCTGATGCGCGGCATCCAAGACGACATCGACTCCCGCAAGGAGTGGATCGAGGATCGCGCTCAGGGCATCAAGCTGCTTGGCCTCAAGATCGAAATTCCGGGCCTTGCCGGTGCATCCGATGGTGCGCCGGTAGAAGGTATGTCGAAGGTCCGGCACCCGCTCTTGCTTGAAGCAGTGTTGCGGTTCCAAGCCAACGCTCGTGGCGAACTGTTGCCCGCCGACGGCCCGACCAAGGTACGCAACGACAACAATAATTCGACGACGCTCGATGACCGTCTGGCCGACGCTCTCGAAGTCGACATGAATCACTACCTCACGGCCACCGCCAAGGAATATTACCCCGACACCGATCGCATGCTCTTCATGCTGGGCTTCGGTGGCACGAGCTTCAAGAAAGTGTACTTCTGCCCGCTGCGCAACCGCCCGGTATCTGAATCGGTCGACGCGGATGATCTGATCGTCAACAATTCGGCGACGGATCTCAGCAACGCCAAGCGCATCACCCACCGGATCTACATGAAGCCTTCGACCGTGAAGCGCATGCAGATCCTTGGCGTCTACGCCGATATCGACCTGTCCACACCGGCAGCGCCGCAGCTCGATTCCGTGCAGCGCGAGCAGCTCAGCCAGCAAGGCATCTCGCCCGATTCGTACAACCCGGATGATCGCGACCGCGAGATCTACGAGTGCTACTGCGAACTCGACATTGCGGGCTTCGAGCATAAGCACAAGGGCAAGCTGACCGGCCTCGAAATTCCGTATCGCGTGACACTCGACGTCTCGTCCAAGCGCATTCTGTCGATCGTTCGTAACTACGACGAGGACCAGAAGGATCTGCCCGAACCCCGCAAGGCATTCGTGAAGTACACGTTCGTCCCCGGCATGGGCTTCTATGACATCGGGCTCTTGCACATCCTCGGCAACACGACGAACGCTGTCACTGCCGCATGGCGCGAGCTTCTCGACGCCGGTATGTATAATAACTTCCCCGGCTTCCTCATGGCCGACACGGGTGCGCGGCAGAATACGAACATCTTCCGTGTTCCTCCGGGCGGTGGAGCGCTGGTCAAGACCGGCGGTATGCCTATCAGCCAAGCCATCATGCCGCTGCCCTACAAAGAGCCGTCGGGCGCGTTGATGAACCTCGTCAACAACATGGTCGAGACCGGCCAGAGGGTCGGCGGCACGGCGGAGATGCAGGTGGCCGAAGGCCGCGCTGATGCGCCGGTCGGCACGACGCTCGCCATGATCGAGCAAGCCCAGAAGCTTCTCAATTCGGTCCACAAGCGTCTGCACTCGGCGCAGTCCGAAGAACTCGATATGCTGCTCGATTGCTTCAAAGAGCACCCCGATTCGTTCTGGCAGCGCAATCGTCGCCCCGCCTATCCGTGGGACGAGAAGACGTTCATGCAAGCGGTGGAGGACTACGACCTCGTGCCGCAAGCGGATCCGAATACCGCTAGCCAGATGCAGCGCCTCATGAAAGTCATCGCGCTCAAGCAGCTGCAAGCGCAGAACCCCGGCATGTACGATCCTATTGCGATCGATATCGCCGCGATCCAAGCTATCGGTTGGAGCAATCCGCAGCAGTTCATGGCACCGCCGGAAGCGCAGGGCAAGCCACCGCCGGAACTGCAAGAGAAGATGGCCACCATTCAGATCAAGAAGCAGGACGCCGACACCAAGTCCAAGCTGGCCGATGTGAAGGTCGCCGAAGCGCAAGCCAAGATCCAGAAGATGGCCCAGCCCGAAGGTGGCGACCCGGAGGGTTTGGCCAAAGCTCAGATGGACTCGCAGCTTAAGATGCAGGAAATGGATCTTAAGTCCAAGGAACTCGAAGTCAAGGCCGCAGACGTCAAGCTCGACGCCGACAATCGTGCTCAGGATCGTGAGAGCCGCGAACGCGTGGCCATGGCGAAGATCATCCAAGACACGATTACCAATCCAGAAGGTCTGGCGGTAGCCGCACCACTTATCAACCCGGATTTCGTGCGGAAGCTTGAGGAGCCGGGTTGATGGCTCAGGATCCGGAAATCGTCAAAAGCGCCCTCCAGATGCTTGCGGAATCGGAGGGACGCGAGTTCGTTCCGGCTCCGAAACCGCAAGAGCCCCAGCAACCGGCACTTCAGCCCCTCGACGCGTATTCAGCGCAATTCGGGCAAGCCGCGCCGGTTCAACCATCGACGATGAGCTACCCGGAGCAAATGCAGAATGTCTGGGAAACCGTTCGTCCGACGTCTCAAGGCGTCCAAGACGCCGCAGCAATTGCAGCGTCGGGTATCTACGGAACGCCGATGGATATCGTCGGCCTCCTTGGAGGGGCTCGCGAGGTACTCAAAGGGCGCATTCCGAGCCACGAAGAAATGTCTCTGCCGGGTGGAAGTGCCTATCTTGAGGAGAGAGCCAAGCAGAAGGGTACTCTGAGCCAAGATCCGAGCATCGGAGCCACTTCTGCGGGTATTCTGGGTAGCATTTTTGCCGATCCGATGGCGGCTGCTGGTAAATTCGGCACTTTGGCGATGGCGACGATGCCCGCCAAGGCTGCAGGAGTCGCTGAAAAGACCGCACCGGCAGTCGAGAAGGCCCTCGCATATACTCGTGAACTCACTCCGCTGGGTCTATATAGCCATGCAGCCGATACCGCTGCCGCGATGCCCCAGACGATGCCCGCACAACAGGCTCTCAACTGGCTCAAAGGCAAGTCGGGCATCCGCAACGAAGAGCTTATGGCCGCCGGAATCACCGACGCCAAGGGCAACGCTACTCCGGAGTTCCTCGAAAGGGGTAAGCTGACCGGCCCGGAATTCGCCAAGATGATCAATGAGGGCGATTTCCCACAAATCACTGAGACCATTCTGGGCGGCGACAAGGGTAGATCCTTCACCGTTACCGATTTTAAGACTGGAGAGGTCGTCGGGTCTTATCCGACCGCCGAAGAAGCATCAAGTGCTGCTTTTCGTCTGAATATGGGTGGTTCGGAAGCTGGCGCTAAGTATTCTTGGGGCGAATCGTTCGCTGAAGGGTATAATAAGCCTTTTTATGGCCCAGATACTTATCCGGAAGCATCGACACCGGGTGGCACGAATTACCGCGAAGTGTTGTTGCGGACACCCGAAAAAGAGTATCAGCCCAAAGTGGAGTATGGTATTCGATTGCCAGATATGAATTGGCTTTTGTTAGGTGAACGTCAGTTCAACTCCGAAGCTGAGGCTGCGGCTAAGGTTTGGGATATGATTGAAAAGTTCTCTACGCCGGAAGCCCGCGCGTCGTTTGGCGACAATGTAGTCGATAAGGCTTTGGATAGTCTTAATAATGCCGAAGTCTATTCGAACAAGGTCTACGATCCGAACAGTCCCAACCCTAATTATGTTAGTGGTCACTTCCGCGATTACACGAATACTGCAGCGCACATTCGTATGCAGGACTTTTCGGATCCGAGGTCTAACAGCAAGATTCTGCGCGTCGAAGAGATCCAGTCTGATTGGGCGCAAGGTGGCCGTCAGCGTGGGTGGCGTTTGACTGAGGACGAAAAGCAAGCGTTGGTAGTTGAACGTGAAATGGCTGCACAAAAGTTCAGTCTAGCCGAAGCCGACCTTGAAAACACATATAGTAGGCTTCAAGGCGATATTGATCACCCTGACTACAAAGCCGCTTATAATAACTACGCTCAAGCCGAATCTGAACTCGATACTGCTCGCAATAGAGCAAGAGTGGTCGACAATCAGAATCTTGCCCATCCCCGCGAACGCTACGTTGAAGACACCAAGGATTGGGCCGCTCTGGCGTTGAAGCGTGTTCTCAAGGAAGCTGCAGACAACCCGGAATACGGTAAGCTTCAAGTATCGGCTGGCGACGTGCAAGCCGCTCGTTGGGCGGGTTCCGAAGACGCTGAAGGTGTCGCCAAGTTCTACGATACCACCATCAAATCGCAGCTTGAGAAGCAAGTCAAAAAGCTCGACCCCGACGCTAAAATTACCAAGCGCAAGGTAGAGCGAGACATCAACGAAGACTTCGAAGTTGAAAACACGCTTCAGAGAGGCGAGGAGCTAAACACCGCTAAACGCGATGTCGAAGATCAGATGAGCTTCGAAGAATTCGGTAGCGAGAAATATAATGAGCTTGAATACCAATTGGCCGAGATCGAGTACGAGATCGAAGCTAACAACGATAAATATTATAATCTCACGAAGCCTATCACCTTCTTCGAAGTCGAAATCACGCCCAAGATGCGCGAAGCGATCGCCAAGGGTCTGCCGCGATTCAAGCGTGGCGGTAAAGTCGGTGCGCATTCTGAATCTATCGTGAATAAAGCGCTCATGTTATCCTCTAAAACTGGTTGATCAGCCACCGGGGACGCCCGGACCACTCCTAGGAGATTTTGATGTCAGAAATGGCCAAATCCGCCCGCAAGGCGCTTAAAAGCAAGGCTGAACGCCTTGTTGCAGACCCGCAGAAGAAAGTCGATTCGTCGACATGGACCCCACCGGAGCCTCTTAACGCCGACGTTAAGACCGGCATGCGTCCGGTGTCTCGTCGGGCTTTTAAGTCAGGCGGCAAAGTGACCGGCGAGGCTAATGCCGCCCGCGCTGACAAGGCTCCTCGCGCCTATGCTAACGCCAAGGTGAACCGCAACGTCAAGGACGCTAACGAAGAGCGTGAAGGCGTCAAGCACGTTGGTGGTATGAAGAAGGGTGGCGTAGCCAAAAAAGGTGGTGGCGCACTCGACGCTCTCAGCATCGTGAGCCCAGCTGCTATGGCTTACAATATGATGAAGGGCGACAAGGACGAGAAGAAGCACGGTGGTCGCACCAAGCGTCAGGACGGTGGTCGCACCGAGACCCCATTCTACTCAAATTCCGATCGCCAGAAGCTCATGCAGATGATTCAAGGCATCGAGAAGGGTCGTGGTGAATCGACTCTGAAAGACGCCGAACTCATGTACGATGGTCGCAAAGCGCAGCCGCGCGACTTCTACGACGCTGGGCAGATGAAGCGTCTGGAGCGGGGTTATAAGAAGGGTGGCCGCGTCGGCAAGATGGACGGTGGCCCGATGGTATCCGATCGTCCTGACGCCCGTCTTGGTATGGTGTCTCCGACCCGCATGAAGTTTGCCGGTGCTCAAGGCACGCCGTACAAGAAGGGTGGCAAAATCAAGGACAAGTCCTTCGATGAGATCCGCAAAGAGTACGGCACCCAAGTAATGCAAAAGGGTGGTGCGGCTAAGCATGGCGACGAAGCCATGGACAAGGCCCTCATCAAGAAGATGGTGAAGAAGTCGGCTTTGGAGAAGTGCGAAGGTGGTTCGACCACCAAGCGCATGGCTCGCAAAGACGGTGGCCGCGCCAAGGGTAAGACGAATATCAACATCGTGGTCAATACGGGCAAGAAAGACAGCACCGAGACTCCGATGGGTATGCCGAATCCCGGTATGCCGCCGATGGCTCGTCCTCCGGTGATGCCGGTCCCGGCTCCCGCTCCGGGCTCTATGCCTCCGGGCCTCGCTGGCGCAGGTGCTCCTCCGATGGGCATGCCTCCGGGCGCTGGTCCCGGTGGTCCGTCGATGCCGCCACCCTCGATGATGGCTCGCAAGACCGGTGGTCGCGTGACCAAAATCGCCAAGTCCTATAAGGACATGGAAGCTGGTGCCGGTTCGGGCGAAGGCCGTCTGCAGAAGACCGATATCGCGAAGCGCTTGCCAAAGCCCCGCGAAGACGGTAAAAATGTGTTCGATGGCGTCGGCTACCCGAACAAGGTGCCGGGTGCCACAGGTGGTCGTACTGCTCGCAAAGCAGGTGGTGGTGTCTATCGTTCCTACAAGGACATGGATGCTGGCGCAGGGTCAGGAGAGGGCCGTCTCGAAAAGACGGAGATTCAGCGCAGCAAGCGGGGTCGCTGAGCCGTCTCCTCCCGAATAGCTCAGATGACGAGTGGAGTGCCGTACCCTCTTCGGCACTCCACTTCCTTTCAACAAGAGGGTAGAGAGGGTGAATGTTAACGAACGCAGCACTGTTCGAACGAGAGCTGGGCAAATTGATTGAGGAGACGATCAATGACCTCAGAGGGCAACTCGAAATAAACAATTACGAGACCGTCGGCGAATTTAGATACGTCATGGGACGCATCGCCGCTCTTCGGTCAGTAATGGAAGAACTGGTTCCGCTAGCTAAAGACTACGCGGATCAGCGCAACCGCTAAAAAGAGGGAAATAGCATGCCGCCAATGATAATGCAGCATGACATCGATCCGAAGCAGAAGCTTCTGGAAGAGATGGGTGACCTTTCTAAGGTCGAAATATTCAACAATCAGCTCCTAGTTGCGGTCTATATCCGCCCACAGAAGACCAAGAGCGGTATCTACTTGGCTGACAAGACGGTCGACGAAGACCGTTATCAGTCGAAGGTCGGCTTGGTGCTGAAGATGGGAGAGGATGCTTTCCATGACCCCGAAGGACGTTGGTTCCGTGGCTACACTATTCGCGACAAGGATTGGGTCGTGTTTAGGCCATCTGATGGCTGGAGCATTACTGTCAACAATGTTCTTTGCCGCATCCTTGATGATGTTAATATTCGCGGTCGTATCGATCATCCCGATCGCGTGTGGTAAGGATCCGAAGACATGGCTAAATCTCAAGATCAAGACACCGTAGAGATCGAAATCGACGAGAAGGCATCCGTCGTCGAGGAAGAGATCGTAAAGATCGAACCCGCCGAAGAGGTCGTAAAAGCCGATTCGGGCGCTCAGGCGGAAGACAACGTCGACGACAGTATTCGCGAACTCAAGGAACAACTTGAACGCGAACGTCAAGCACGTGCTGACGCCGAGAAGCGTGCTCGTGAGGCGACAAAGAAGGCCACTCAAGCCTCCGGAGACGTTCACGACACCAATCTGCAATTACTCGACACCGCTATTAACACGGTGAAGAATGACACGCAGATGCTCAAAGAGCGTTACAAGGCGGCTCTGGCGGCTAATGACTACGACTCCGTGGCAGATATTCAAGAAGCGATGTCCAGCAACGCTGCGAAATTGATGCAGCTTGAAAATGGAAAGATGGCTCTTGAGGCTCGTCCGCGCCCTACTTACGATATCCCGGACGATCCGGTGGAGTCTCTGGCCTCTCAGCTATCTCCTCGGTCCGCCGATTGGGTTCGCAAGAATCCTCAATTCGTCACCGACCCGCGCCTTAACCAGAAGATGGTCGCCGCACACAATATGGCGATTGCCGACGGTTATGCTGCGGATACCGACGAATACTTTGAGTATGTCGAAGATGTTCTCAAAGTGTCCAAGCAATCCCAGAGAACACCCGTTCGTGAACAGGACGAAAGCTCTCTGTCCTCCGCTTCGGCTCCAACGCAGCGTAGAAGCGCTCCTCCCGCCGCTCCAGTATCTCGTAACCCGACCAACAACAACGGCGTTCGTCAGAACGTTGTTCGTTTGACGTCGGCAGAACGCGAAATGGCGCAAATGATGGGTATGACTGATCAGGAATATGCCAAGAACAAGGCGCAACTGATCAAAGAAGGCAAATTGCCTCACTAATAAGGTGTTCCAATGGACTCGAAAATCATCGCTAACAAGCAGACTACTCGCCCCGATCCTCGCCCGGTAACGGCGAAGGAAGAGGATCCCCGCGATCGCGCCGCTCGCCGCGCTGCAGAGATCCGTGGGCATCTCGGCAGCATGGATGACGGCGTAGACGAATTCGCCGCGCCCGAACCGCCACCCGGTTGGTCCTACGAGTGGAAGCGCAAGCTTACTCTCGGTGCGGAAGAACCGTCTCACATGGTCGCTCTTACCCGCATGGGGTGGGAGCCGGTACCTGCATCGCGTCACCCGGAAATGATGCCGAGTGGTGGAAATTACGTTCATATCGAACGTAAGGGCATGATCCTCATGGAGCGCCCGAGAGAGCTGGTCGACGAAGCCCGCGAAATCGAGCGTCGTCGCGCTATTGGCCAAGTTCGCGCCAAAGAAGCGCAAATTGCGGGTACCCCGGATGGTACGATGACCCGCGACGATCCTCGCGTTGCGCCGAAGATCAAAAAGGCATACGAGGCGATGCCGATCCCGAAAGAGTAATCCTTCTAATGGCCGGTGGGGAGACTCACCGGCCAAAATGTATTTGAATTATTGACACATATTCTAGATTCTGTTACTCTGATAATGCTTCCCCCGGTGTGGAAGCTTAACTTGATCCCGGTTCTTAAGTCGCCCCGGTGTGCGATGATAGACCTCCCGATAAGGAGAACCCGTCATGGCGAACACGAACGCGCCTTTCGGTTTTCGTCAGTATTCGGGCACGGGTTCCGCTCCGACCTACGAACAGGTCGCGATGACCATTGCCTCGAATAACACGACTGCAATTTACTTCGGTGACCCGGTTGTTCCGCTGAACACTGGCTACATCGCTCAGGCTTCGTCGAACTCGGTGCAGATTGCCGGTATCTTCGTTGGCTGCAAATACCTTTCCACGTCGCAGAAGCGCACCGTCTGGTCGAACTATTGGCCTGGTTCGGATGCTAACGGCAACGTTGAAGCTTACGTCGTGAACGATCAGAACGCTAAGTTCGTCGCTCAGTCCGACGCAACCGGCGTGGCCTTCGCTGACATCAATGCCAACATTGGCTTTGCCATCGGCACGAGCAATTCGGCCACGGGTATCTCGGGTGCTTACCTCGATACCTCGACTCTCAACACCACCAACACGCTCCCGTTCCGCGTTGTTTCGCTCGTTTCGGCACCTCCCGGATCGAACGGCACGGACTCTGGTGCGTATAACTATGCTGTCGTGGCGTTTAATAACGTTTCCACGAAGCAGCTCACCGGTATCTAAGAGGAGTAGGGACCCATGGCTGTTAATCTTTCCGCCATTAAAGACCTTCTCCTCCCCGGACTCCGTGGTGTTGAAGGCAAATACGAACAGATCCCGTCGCAGTACGACAAGATCTTCACGAAGCATGACTCGAAGATGGCGCTCGAGCGTACCGCTGAAATGCGTTACCTCGGCCTCGCTCAGCTCAAGACCGAAGGCGGCCAGACCGCATTCGATAACAACGCTGGCGAACGCTACGTCTATAACCAAGAGCACACTGAAATTGCTCTGGGTTACGCGATCACCCGCAAGGCGATCGATGATAACCTCTATAAGACGCAGTTCCATCCGTCAAACCTTGGCCTCATCGAATCCTTCCAGCAGACGAAGGAAATTTATGGTGCCAACATTCTGAACACGGCGACGACGTACAATGCGTCCATCGGCGGTGACGGCAAGGCGCTTATTGCCACCGACCACCCGATCGATGGCGGCACTGTTGCTAACCGTCCGCTGGTCGACGTTGAGCTTAACGAAGCGACCTTGCTGAACGCAATGATCGCCATCCGTACGAATTTCAAGGACCAAGCAGGTCTGAAGGTGTTCGCTCGCGGTCGTAAGCTGATCGTTCCTCCGCAGCTCGAACCGGTTGCCATCCGTCTGACGAAGACGGAACTCCGTCCGGGCACGGCAGACAACGACGTCAACGCCATCATGATGACGGCGGGCGGCTTGCCGGAAAGCTACATGGTCAACGACTTCTTGACCTCGCCTTCCGCATGGTTCCTCCTGACGAACATCGACGGCCTGTCGTACATGGAGCGCATCAAGTTCGAAACCGACATGCAAGTCGATTTCGTCACTGACAACCTCCTCGTCAAGGGCTACGAGCGTTATTCGTTCGGTTACTACAACTGGCGTTCGATCTTCGGTTCGTTCCCGACCTAATACTCTGGGGTGGGGTTAATCCCCCACCCTGTCACCTAGGTGAATAGATTGCGTTGACCGGCCTAGCGGACACTGCACAGACAACGCAATCGTATCGTGCAGGAGACCCAGATGGGTACGACCACTTTTACCGGTCCTATTAAGGCTGGTGATATTTTGAACACGAGCGGCACGACGCTCGGTGACGACGTCGCCAACGTTGGTTTCGTCGTGATGGCTCAGTCCGCGCCGGTTACGCAAGCAAGCGGCTCGACGAGCATCGTGATCCCGGCTAACAGCCAAATCCTCGGCATCGATGTCATGGTTACGACCGCATGGACGGGCGCAGCTTCGACGTTTGGTGTTGGTACGACTGCTTCGGCTACCTTCTTCACAGCTGCTGCTGCACTCACTGCTTCCGCAATCGGTCCGCTTGCCGCGACACCGGGAACGGACGCAACGCGTGCTGGTAACTGGAACGATGTTGGCACGACAGATCGCCAGATCCTCGTCACCTCGGCCAACACTGGCTCTGGTGTCGGTGTCATCACCGTAACTTACATTCAGGCTCGTAACCTGACTGCGTAACATCCTTCTGATGGAGAATAGCTATGAAGGGTCGTAAAACTGGTGGTACGGTTGTCAATGACGCCGCCACAAAGCCGGAACGCCGTAATTCTGCCCCTAAGATCATGAACGCCGCTGAGGCCATGAAGAAGGGCGGAGCCGCCAAGAAGCACGTCGGTATGCCGGAAGGCATGAAGGCCAAGATGCATGCGGGTCGCAAGCCCCGCAAGTCGGGTGGCCGCGCCGGTTCGAACATGAACCCGCTGTCGTCTGCCGCTCACGGCACGCCCCCGAAGGGCCACACCGTCGACGGTTCGCTCTGAGAATAAAGGCGGGGGCTTCGGCTCCCGCCACTCTTATAGGTGGTAAATGGCCAAAACACCGGCTTGGACACGTTCTGAAGGTAAGAACCCTGAGGGCGGGCTCAACGCTAAAGGCCGCGCTTCTGCTAAATCGCAGGGTCATAATCTCAAGCCTCCTGTTAGTCGCGAACAGGCACAAAATAGCGAAATGGACGCTGCGCGTCGTCGCTCATTCTGTTCGCGGATGGAGGGTATGAAAAAGCAGCTTACCGGCGCGAAGACGAAGAATGATCCTGACAGTCGAATTAATAAGTCTCTTAGGAAGTGGGATTGCTGATGAGCAAGCCATTTTGGGAGACTGAAGCACCCGATGATGCTAAGACTAAGCATCTCGACCGCAAGCAAAAAATGGCCGCGAAGTCTCGCGCCCGTGTTGCTGGCAGACCTTATCCCAATCTCGTGGATAACGCTGCCGCAGCTCGCATGAAGAAGGGGAAGTAATATGCAGCCGATTTCCGTTACCGCTGGTAGCCTTCCGATTGCGGATGCGAATGCGATCGCGTTGGCCGCCACTCTCGGCGCAGCTGGCGACCTCACGCTTACTTCTACCCCATATACGTTGGACCCGCCGCGCCGCGTCACGGTGACGTCCGCTGGCAACGATAGTGGCCTCACATTCGTGGTTTATGGAACTACCTATGGTGGCGCTTCCATCTCTGAATCTATCGCTGGCACAAATGCCGGTACTGCAACCACAACCCTTGATTTCGCCACGGTTACGCGGATTTCGTCCAGCGGTGCAACGGCTGGCAACGTCGAAGCCGGTTACGCCCAGTCCGGCGGGTCTCGTTGGGTGCGTATGGATAGCTGGGCAACTGCACAGGCTGTCGCTCAAGTCTCGGTGAGCGGTACCGTAACGTACTCTGTCCAAACCACTATGAACGACCCCAATGACCCTGTTGATCCGACTCCCATTGCCAACGTTGTTTGGCTCGATGCGCTTGATCCGAACCTTGTGAGCGAAAGCACATCGAAGTCCGGCTTCTTCGCATACACACCCACTTTCGTCCGTCTCGTGACGAGCGGTGGTGATGGCTACGCCACTCTGACGATTGCCCAGTTCAGCAATGCGCCTTATTGATCGGACATTTGGATGTCGACGAGCGGCACTTACACATTTAACCCGTCGCTTGGTGAGCTAACGCTCTACGCATATAATTTGTGCGGCGTTAGGCCGACTGCAATCATCCAAGATCATATGATGGCGGCGCGTATGGCGTCGAATCTGCTCTTGGCTAGTTGGTCTAACCAAGGCGTTAATCTTTGGGCGGTGGATCTTCAAACGGTCTCGCTTATCCAAGGTCAGTCCACGTATTCGGTGCCAAACGACACCGTCATGATCTTGGACGCGTATATCACGATCCAACAAGGCGTATCCGAGACCGATCGTATTATTCTGCCGGTGTCCCGCACCGAATACGCTTCTTATCCCAATAAGCAGCAACAGGGCTTTCCTACCGTTTACTGGTTCGATCGCCTTCTTTCACCGACGATCACTCTTTGGCCGGTACCGGATGGTGGTGAAGCCACTTATCTGAAGTACTACCGCGTTCGTCGACTGCAGGATTCGGAATTTACATCCGGCCAACAGGTCGAAATTCCGTATTTGTGGATGGACGCCTTCGCTTACGGTCTCGCCCACCGTTTGGCCGAAGTGTGGCAACCAAGCGTTGTTCAGTACCTTCAAGGTCGCGCTGCAGAGTCTTATCGTATTGCGGCTGATCAGAACGTTGAATACGCTCAGCAATACATTAGTCCGCAAATTCAGGGGTACTTTCGGTGAGACCCCATGGGCGAGCTAAGGTAGATTCTAGAAATCCTCGCGCTTTTGGTATTTGTGACCGGTGCGGGTTTCTCTATAATCACCATAATCTCCGGTGGCAGTTCGACTATGCGGGCGCGGGTCTAATCAACCGGCGAATTTTGGTGTGTGGTCCCTGCGAAGACGTACCGCAAGCACAGCTCCGCAATATTATCCTTCCGGCGGATCCGACGCCTATTATGAATGCTCGTATTCAAAATTATGTAGACGCATCCGTTGACAAAAGAACCACATCAGGGCAAAATACAACGGATTTTTGGACTGGAATTCCCGTTCCCGGTGACGATGTGAGAATTACGCAGAATAATAACACGCGTGTTACTCAACAGACCGGCGAGCCGTCTGGTGGTCTTAACCAGCGACCGGGTACCGATCCGAACGCTCCGGGTAATAATGATCCGGGCTTGCCGTACGACAACACTGAAGTTCCCAAGACGGGGCCGCTTACATGAGCAACGTCCAGATCCCGAATTTACCAGTTGCCACGTCGCTTGGTGGTAACGAGGAGCTTGAAATCGTTCAAGCTGGTGTGTCTCGGCGCACGACAACACAAGCTATTGCGGATCTGAACCCACCGCAAGGTACGGTTACGCAGATTGATACCGCTGGCGGCTTGTCCGGTGGTCCGATTACCACGACTGGCACCATTCAGATTGCTGGGCAGGGCGTAGACAATACGAAGCTAGCGACGATGCCCGCCAACACGGTGAAGGGCAATTCGACCGGCACAACGGCTGCTCCAACCGATATCACGATGGGCACGCTGTCCACGATGTTGAGCCTCGCTCCATCGGCGACCATCGACACGACGAATGCGGCCAATATCACGTCCGGCCAGCTTTCTGACGAGCGCTATTATCAGACGCTGTCGGATGCGCTGAACCGCATGGTGGGGCCGTCTGTACCGTTTACCGGCGCGATCCTTTATCTTGATACAAGCGGCTGGGAAGTTTTGAACCCCGGCGCTTCGGGGCAAGTGCTGCGCACGTTGGGCGTCGGCGTTGCGCCGGAATGGTTCACCACGACCGGCACGGGTACGGTTCAAGAAGTTAACACCGGCACGGGCCTCATTGGCGGCCCCATCACGGCGATTGGCACAATCTCGATTGATGTGACCGGCGTGACTGCCGCTTCATACGGTTCGGCCAATCAGACGCTGACGATGAGCGTGAATGCTCAAGGCCAGCTCACAACGGCTGCTGCTGTCAGCATTGCCATCGATACGAGCCAAGTCACGACTGGCGTCCTTGGCGTTCCCCGTGGCGGCACGGGCCTATCGTCTTATACGACTGGTGATCTTATTTACGCTTCGGCTTCTACGACGTTGTCGAAGCTTGCAGCTGGTACTGCCGACTATGTTCTTACCTCCAACGGTGCTTCGCTCCCGCCGTCTTACAAGCAAGTTAGCCTTACTAGCGGTGTCACTGGAACTCTGCCTGTCGCAAATGGCGGCACGGGTGCTACGACGCTCACGGGCTATGTAAAGGGCAACGGCACTTCGGCCTTTACAGCGAACCCGACTATCCCGAACACCGACATCACCGGCCTCGGCACGATGTCGGTGCAGAATGCGAATTCGGTTGCCATCACTGGCGGCACAGCAACGCTGACCACCGCCACGCTGACAAATGGCACGATCTCAACCACACCGTCCGGCTCGACCGATATCGTCAACAAAGCCTATGTCGATAGCGTTGCTGAAGGTCTGAAGATCAAAGCATCGTGCGAATATGGCACGACCGGCAACATCACGCTGTCGGGTCTCGGCACGCAAGCCGGTGGCGATTGGGCATCCTCTCTCACGAACGGGATGCGAATCCTCGTCAAGAATCAGACAGCGCAAGCCGACAACGGCATCTATGCTGCTTCGTCTTCCGGCTGGACGCGCACGTCCGATGCGAACACATGGGATGAACTGGTCAGCGCGTTCACGTTTGTGCATCAAGGCACAACGCAAGCTGATACCGGTTGGGTCTGCACCATCGACCCCGGCGGCACGCTGGGCGTTACGCCCATCACATGGACACAGTTCTCGGGCGCTGGCACCTATACCGCTGGTACGGGCCTCACGCTTACCGGCACCACGTTCTCGATCACGAACACGACCGTCACAGCCAACAGCTATGGCGCTGCAAACTCGGTCGGCACCTTCACGGTAAACGCGCAGGGGCAGCTTACAGCGGCAGCCACGGTGTCGATTGCCATCGATACCTCGCAGATCACGAGCGGCACGCTAGGCGTTCCTCGTGGCGGCACGGGGCTGTCTAGCATCGCTGCTGGCGATCTTCTCTACGGGTCGGCGGCGAACACTCTGTCCACCCTCGGTGGGGCAGCCACGGACAATGTTCTGCTTTCCGGCGGTGTCAGCGGCGCTCCGTCATGGGGTAAGGTTAGCCTCACAGCGGCGGTGTCCGGCACGTTGCCGATTGCTAATGGTGGCACGGGGCAGACCACAGCTTCGGGCGCTTTCGATGCGCTGGCCCCGACTACGACGCGCGGCGATATCATTTATCGCAATGCCACGCCGAACACTCGCCTCGCGGTTGGCACGGCCAATCAAGCTCTTTTGAGCGACGGCACGGACCCCGTATGGGGCTTAGTGAGCTTGTCGGCTGGTGTGACCGGCACGCTCCCTGTCGCCAATGGCGGCACGAACATCACGTCCTACACGACTGGTGACATTCTCTATGCGTCCGGGTCTACCACACTATCCAAGCTGGCGGCGGCAGCTGCTGGCTCAGTCCTCATATCGAACGGGGCTGGCACCGCTCCATCATGGTCTAGCACTGTTCCTTCTACGGCTGGTGTCATCGACATTTCGTTCGGTACGACTGGCCTCACACCGGCATCTGCAACGGCTGGCAACATCGTTGTGGCTGGCACGTTGAACCTTGCCAACGGCGGCACTGGTGCTACGACTGTGGCGGGTGCGCAGACAAACCTTCAAGTGGACCCCGCTGGAACGGCGGTCGCAATGGCAATCGCATTGGGGTAATGAACAATGGCGAACACATTCCTCTCTACCGGTGCAGCGATCACAGACAGCAGCTTCACCACGATCTATTCAGCACCGGCTGCCACGCAAACGACGCTGATTGGTCTGTCTTTCGCAAACACCTATAGCAGCACGATAACGATCAACGTGAAGGTCGATAAGTCCGGCGGTGGCAGCTACTTCCTCGCGTATCAAGCGCCGATCCCGACCGGATCGAGCCTTGTCGTGGTTGGCGGCGATCAAAAGGTTGTCCTTCAAACAAACGACATCGTGAAGGCGCAAGTTGTGACGGCATCCGGCACGGCAGACTGCTTCGTGTCGTTCTTGAACATCACTTGAGGGTAGCATGTCCTATCAAGGCAATTATCCTCCTTCCACACCGCTGACCTCCTCGCAGATCACTGACGGGGCGGTTCAGCCTATTGATCTCTCGACGGGTGCGCCGTCATGGAATGGCAGCGGCGGCTTGATCGCAGCGGCTCCGTTCTTCGAGAACAGCCAAACGATTTCGGCTAACTACACGCTGATTGCGACTAATAATGCGATGACGGCGGGTCCTGTGACGGTAGCCAATGGCATCACCGTGACGGTTTCTTCGGGCGCTACATGGACGGTGGTTTGACATGCCAGTAATCATCAACGGCACAACCGGCCTCAGCGGCGTAAGCACAGTCAACCTTGCCAATGGCTCGGTGACACAGAACATCCTTGCCAATGGTGTGGCGGGAACGGGGCCAACTATCCGCGTCACAAGAATTGGTTCAGCGCAATCGTTGAGCCAAAATGTTTCAACAAAAGTCCTTTTTGATACTATTGTTTTTGACACAGCTAATAATTTTAGCATTGTAAATTCAAGATTTACCCCATCCATCTCCGGATACTATCAATGTAACGCCGGGGTTCAGCTTCTTGGGACGTTAGTAGGGTCAATCAGCCTTAATAAAAATGGGAGCGCAGATACTGTTGGTTTATACACAGGAACAAATTCGGGCAATGGTCTTTATAATGTTGCAAATATAATTTATTGCAACGGCACAACGGATTATGTTGAAGTGTATGTTTCATCAAACATTGCAGGAAGTTCTGTTAATTATTCTTCAACCAACGTATATTTTTCTGCTTCACTCGCGAGGGCTGCATAATGTCGGCTATCAAGCTCAATTCATCCGGTGGCGGCTCTATCACGATCTCGCCCGCATCGACAGCATCCACACTGACGCTGACTGCTCCTGCTCAGACGGGAACGATTGGGTTGGATGGACCGGCGTTTAAAGTGTATCAAACGTCGATTACACAAACTCTTTCAAACAACGCAGACACAAAAGTTATTTTAAATACAGAAGTTTTTGATACAGCAAACTGTTTTGATAGCACAACCAATTATAGGTTTACGCCGAATGTTGCCGGGTATTATATGCTTGCGCAAACTGTTGTTACCGCTGCTGTGAATAGTGGTGGGACATTGGAAATATTGGCTAGAATAAGGAAAAATGGGTCAACTGACCTTACATGGTCAACTAATCTTGTGCCATCAACTCAGCATTTTAACGCTATTACTTCTTCAACAGTCACATACATGAATGGAACAACTGATTATGTCGAACTGTATATATACCAAAACACAAACGCATCTCTTAATGTAGTAGGCGGGATAGAGGGGTATACTTCCTTTTCCGGCGCATTGGTGAGGGCCGCCTAATGTCCACAATCAAAGCCTCTAACATCCAAAACGGCTCTTCTGCTTCAGTCAACATCGCGCTGAACACGGATGGCTCTGCCACGTTCGCGCAGATGCCGGTGCCGCCTTCGCCGTATGCGATGCGGAATAAGATCATCAATGGGGCGATGGAGATTGATCAACGCAATGGTGGGGCGAGCGTTACGATTGGTGCGAGCACAAGCACTTACACGCTTGATAGGTGGTTTGCTCAATCTGCCCAAGCATCAAAATTCTCTGTGCAACAAAATGCAGGCAGCGTAACGCCGCCGACAGGATTTAAGAACTATTTTGGTGTCACTTCTCTTGCCGCGACGACTGCGGGAGCGTCAGAAACTTATGCCATCATTCAAGCAGTAGAAGGGTTAAATGTCCCCGATATTGCTTTTGGGACGGCAGGTGCAAAAACAATCACTGTGTCTTTTTGGGTCCGATCAAGCCTCACGGGTTCATTTGGGGCTTCAGTCGCAAGCAGTGCTGCTTCGCGTTCGTACCCATTCGCATATACAATCAGCGCCGCGAATACATGGGAATACAAGACAATTACAATTCCCGGCGATGTGACCGGCACATGGCTTACGACAACTGGAGTTGGGCTTTACCTTATCTGCGACATGGGTAGTGGTTCCAACTACAAAGGTACAGCTAATACATGGGCCTCCGCCGCCTATTATGGCGCTACTGGAACGCAAGCTGTTGTCGGAACTAACGGCGCAACATGGTATGTCACAGGCGTCCAACTTGAAATTGGCTCAGTCGCTACACCATTTGAGCGGCGTCTTTACAATCAAGAATTGGCTATGTGTCAACGCTATTATGAAGTTGATGATATCCCGGCGAGCGGAAGCCCGAAGATATCAAGCTCGGGTTTGGCACAAGGCACAACTCATTATTTGGCTATGTTCAAAGTAAGCAAAAGAACAACGCCAACTGTTGCTATGACATACATCTCTAATATTGATAACTCCACAAGCGCCGTTGGGACAACAAGCATATCTTCCGGTGCTTTCAGAGGGTTCAACACCATCAACAATGGCTCTTTTTATTATGCCGATGCGTGGGTTCGTTATGCAGCAGCTGCGGAGCTTTAATCATGTATAGCAACGCTCAATGGGTGGATGACGAGCAAGGCAACCACGTTCTGATCCGTGTCGATATCAACGGCGTAACTTCCTACGTGCCGATTGATGATTCCAACACCGACTATCAAAACATCATGGCCCTCGTGGCTGCCGGTGAACTGACCATCGCACCCGCAGATGGAGAGGAATAATGCCTCTTACCTATTTCCAACCCTCACAAGTCGATAGCAGCTTCAACGGCTATCTACGGAACCGCATCATCAACGGCGCGATGATGATCGACCAACGCTATGCGGGGGCTAGTGTTGCCACATCTAGTGGAACGGGGACATATTCTGTCGATAGATGGCAACTTGTTTATGATCAAACAAGCAAGTTTACAGCGCAACAGAACTCCGGCGGCGTGACGCCTCCTGCGGGCTTTACTAACTATCTCGGTGCTGTTTCTTCTTCCGCATATACAGTTGGCGCATCTGAGACGTTTAACATCCGTCAATTTATCGAAGGGTTCAACACGGCTGACCTCGCATGGGGAACGGCCTCTGCATCAACGGTTACACTATCCTTTTGGGTGCGCTCTTCGCTCACCGGCACGTTTGGCGGTGCAATTTCCGGCTACTCAAACACCAATTCCTATCCGTTCACATATACGATTAACGGTGCGAACACATGGGAATATAAGACGGTTCAAATCCCCGGCCCGACATCGGGAACATGGAACACGACCAACAGTGGCGGGATTGGCGTCATTTTCAGCCTTGGCACGGGGTCAACATTAAGCGGGACGGCAGGGGCGTGGTCTTCATCTCGCTATTGGTCTGCCACGGGCGCAACCTCCGTTGTCGGCACTAACGGCGCAACGCTCTACATTACCGGAGTACAGCTAGAAGATGGTGCTGTCGCAACGCCATTTGAACGGCGGATGTACCCGCAAGAACTGGCTTTCTGCCAAAGATATTGTTTTGTCGGCCTTTCGGATGTTTTCACCAATGGTGTTGGCGCGACAGCAACTATTATTTGGGCGCATACATCATTTAAGCAAACCATGAGGGCGGCTCCGTCAGTAACGGTATCGGGGACAATCCAATTTTCAGATGATGCAACTGCCGATTATACTAATGCATCTCCAACAATCGGCGCATCTAGCCTCGTTGCGGATGGGGGGAGAGTTAGAATAGATGGTTGGTCGGGATTAACCCAATATAGATCATATAATGGTGTCTCTACGGTCAATCTCGGCAAATTTACTTTTAGCGCGGAGTTGTAAATGTATAGCAACGCTTCATACGTTAAAGACATGAGCGGTGCCATAATTTGCATTTGCGTGCTTATAAATGGGCAGCAAACGTGTGTCCCGCTTGACCCCGCCAACATCGACTACGCCAACTTGATGGAACTGGAGCGCGAGGGTAAAATCGTGATCCAACCCGCTGATGGGGAAACGGAATGAGCTATATCGGCAACCCGCCCGTCAACGGGGTCTTCCGCAAACTGGACACCATCGCGGCGTCCTTTAACGGAAGCACGACTTCGTTCAACCTCACATCGGGTGGGGCGGCAGTCTTTCCGGGGCTGACCACGAACCTCATCATCTCCCTTGGCGGCATCATTCAAGAGCCGAACACGGCCTATACGGTGGCCGGTTCTGTGATCTCCTTCACGGCTGCGCCTCCGGCGGGTACGACCTTTTGGGGCATTCAGTTGGGCGATGTCGGGTTAGCCTCGACCCCCAATCAAGCTGCTATGACCACGCAAGTCTTCACGGCCACGGCGGGTCAGACCACGTTCACGGTCGCGGGCGGCTACACTGCCGGTCAGATTCAAGTGCTGCGCAATGGCGTGCAACTCGTGGTAGGGGTGGATGTCACGGCCACCAACGGCACGACCTTTGTGCTGACGAATGCAGCCACGGCGGGCGATACGCTCGTTGCCATCCTCTACACCTCTTTCATCGTCGCCAATGCAGTCGCCAAGAGCGGCGATACGATGACGGGCAACCTCAACATCACTGGCGGCACGCTGCAAATCGGCGGCAGCCAAGCGGTGAATGGTCCGGCGTTTAGTGCGTATGCAAGTAGCGTAACCGCACTTTCATCCGG